CGTCTCTAGCTGAAGGAACACATTTCTTATAAAGTATATATGAACCATACATAGCCAACCCCGACACAACCAATTGTGCTATGGGAAGAGTAGGAGACCATCTCACTAACAATACCCCCTTCGCTTCATCTGCCAGAGTATAGCATGTGGGAAAGTTAGAGGCCACCTCCATAATGGTACCCTGCACTACCATACCTTGATCGTCCAATTCGTCTCCATACACTCCTTCCATACCTTCAACATCTTCGCCCATAGCTGAGGAGATTATTTCATCCCAGGGAGGTTTATCACGAGCTGGATCTCTTTTCCCCATCCAATTTTGAACTCTGGAGACCAAGCGTGGCAAAGAAAAACCCGATCCCGCCGAAAACGGTCTTGGTTTCGGACCTGCTAAAACACGTGGAGGTTCAACTTCCAGACCATCACCACCAGATTGCAAGTTGATCTCTACCATCAAAGGTTCGCACACACAAAACTGCTTGGGCGCAAGACACCTATCACACAACTCTACTTTCCCTATAGCCGAACGAGACTGAATGAAAGCATCTTGTGCTGCTCTATGCTTCAGAACTAGACACTTCATAGTTCTTAAGAATACATCTAAGGGAGCCTTGGTACACTGAGCAACATAGTACAGAAGACCATCATGGATTTCTATAGTTTCAACTGTCCACAGCCACCAATCAGGATAAGAACCAGGATCATCATGTCTGACTGTATCAGCTAAAGAAGACCCATTCGCATATTCTTCCTTCACGATAGGTGTAACAACCATATTAAACCTACGTAACACCGCTGCTGGATGAGAAAATCGCAACCAAGCATTGAGATCTTTCGTGTTTGTAGTAGCAGTCACTAACTCTGCTTTCACTGGACACATACCCTTATCCTCCTGCCGCGCTTTGTCTGGCATATATGAAATGTTGTTAATGACATTAATAATGGCATCCAAAGATTTATCTTCTGGAGTCTTCAAACTGACTTTGGCTACATCATCAAGAACTATAGACCACATCCAAGATTGATAACCATCCCAAAAATTGGCATCAGGATTGACTGCAAACCTATACTCAGGTTCGATTGGAAGTTTCATGAGTAGGGCAAAATAGTTCTCCACCATATCTACAATAGTGGATTTACCTATTTTGGACTGTCCATAAATCAAAACACCGAAAGGACACCTCCGAGGTGCTGATGCAGCTCGTATGCCCCTAAGTTCCATCTTGATTTTGCGTAACTCTTCCTGAATTCTCCGCACTGTGGACTTCTCGTGTTCCTCCATATTCACACACCTTCGCATAATAATCTCCGACTCTACAAGAGCCTCATTGAGTCGGAAATCATAATCGTGTATAGTGAAACCATGTGGTTCAGGGTTAACCAAAAAGTCTTTCTCTAAGCGCAAACGCTGAGTGCTTTGGAAAAATTTCCCATAACGCTCAGAACTATGCCATAATGGTACCAAGGTTCCAGCGTTCCAACACTGAAAACCCTTATCACACATCCACGTAATGAGCTTGATAAAATCTCCCATCAAATTAGCACCATTGGACCAAACCGATGTCTTTATCCACTGATCCAAAACGGAGAAGTGTCCCAATGTAAACTCCCCTGAAGTACAATACATGGCACACCCCATGAGATAGGAAAAGAAACGCATCATACGTCGATATGTCTCACTATGTACAGCTTCATCCACACTATCGACGGCACACTTAGCATCTGCAAATGAAAATCCCTCAACTTTCATTTGTCCATCACTAGAGCCTTTCCCTACCATACTGCTAACAAAACCACCAAAAGAATTCAAAATATTCGAAATCACATTATCATCCTCAGTGGTAGAGGTGTTATCTAAACCGCAGCTACGGCAAAAATCTCTAGCTTTCTCCTTTGCTTCATCAGGATCAGACAATAAAGGAGCAGCAGCTTCCACCACTAGCTCAACTACATCCGCAGGAGTCCACTTCTTGAGTAAATACCTATTGATGTTGTGCGCTTGAGCCTTAAGGAATCCAATACCAGCCAACAAAATGGAGATATTATTACCCCGCGCAGCCATAATCTGAGAAAATAACAAAACACCATCCTCTAAAAGTTTGAGTCTAAAATTTTCTGAACCAGTGGCCGCCACATAAGCTCCCATATCCACACCCTGAACACGCATAGCCTGCTCTAAAAAGGCATCAACATCCTCTGTCGACATAGTTTCCCATTCGACCGACCCATCTACCTTATCTTCTCCACTATTGTACAAATGCCGTGGCTTAGGGGGCTCATCGCCAAACTTCTCTCGCAACAATTCTATCGCCCTTCTGAAACACTGTCTCTTACGCTCTGCATGAACACCATCTGGTTCTCCGTAACAATAAAAATCATCATGATAAGAGAAGATAATACCAGTTGGGTGATCAGTACCGCTCACGTCTTCAACATATCTAAATCCAGCAAGTGCATCCAAATCATGTCCATAGTATTTCAAGATCAGCTCTGCAAACTCCATCTCATCTTCGTAAGTATAATTAAAATCCAATTTCTCACGAATCCTCTGATATGCATCTGTTTTAGCCAACATCTTAGACACATGCCAACCACTCCATTCCACTAAAGAATCTAAGTGGACGTTGCCTTCACTAACAAATTCCTCCTCAGCAGTGTAACGAGCACAACATTGAAATAGTACTCTGTCACCTGTAGAGCGCATTTTATAGTAACTCTTAATCGCGTGACGAACTCCTAAAGAATCTCCCACTTCGTGATTTCGTGGACCTCTATCTTTACTCCGACTTTTTGCTGACAGATTCGTCATCTTAACAACAAATTCGTTCATAGCCTGCACAGGGTTCGTACCTGAATCTCTAGTAGTCAAGATAACGACGCGTATTTTATCTAAACGCGCCTTTTTCTCAACTTCCTCTCCATCGGCGAAAATAATACCCTGAACTCGCATCTCATCTTCATCATACCACGACGTAGGACGAAAAATTTTCTTCTGTCTCTCGGTACGATGTGCCATCGGCTTCTTAAGTTGATCCAAGAAGCGCACACCAGCTGCAAAGCGCAACCACCGCATCTCCATTAACCTACTTCGTAACGCCTTCGCTTTCTGGGCAATACGCGTAGCTATAACCTTATCCACCTCAGAACCCCAATCAATAACCACAACATTATCCGCACCATCAAATCTAGTGCGAAATTTTCGCTGCGGCCACTTGCCAAATTCATATCTATCCCGCATACACCTGCGGGAAAAGAAACAACGCAATTCGCGATCTTCTATCTCGAATTGCCCCCTCTCAGTGCAATCAAAACTTGCTTTCTGAGGTGCAACATAATGGGGAATCCAAGCATCATCAACCCATTCCAACATGATATCCTCCGCTTTGCCTTTGTTATTCGCTTCCGTTGAAGCACGCCCGGCTGGGCGATGTGTCCCGTCCGCCAAGTGTGGCGTCTCTAGAATGCTTGCGCTCTTTGAGACCTCCACAGTTGGTGCTTTCGCATAGGAACAACGTGACTGGTTAAAAAAACTCTGAGTCGACATCTTACAAAAACATAACTAAATAAGCATCCGCTAAATTCTGGAGGC